AGCCTTCCTTCTCCTGTATCTGCTTGGCAAGCTGGAAGGCGCGCAGCGGATCGAGCGCTTCCGAGGCTTGCCGGTGCGCGCCATCCGATCCCGGCAATATCTGCGTCAAGCCGTATTCGCCCGCGCTGCCGCGCAGCCACCAGCGCCCGCCGCTCTCGGCCATGGCAATCGCGGCCATGCGCGAGGCATCGGCATCATTAAAACCGGCCTTCAGCGCCAAAGACTTCATCTGCGCCAGTGTCAGCGGGACACGACCGGGAGCCGTGCCCGATGTCTGCGGGCCATCGGGACCGACACCGGGACCGAGCGGCGATCCCGTCTCGCCACCACCGGGGCCGCCGCCGGGGCCGCCGCCGGGGCCGCCGCCGGGGCCGCCACCCGCCTGCTGCTGGTCGCCGCGATGAAAGCCCATGCGTTCCAGCGTTTCATCGCCCAGTTCCACTTGCGGGCGGTAGGACGCGTCGCCCGAAAACCACGACATAAACTGTCCCAGCAGCCGCCGCGACGTATCGACAAAGGAGCCGCCGCCGCCCGCGAAGAAGCCCATGATGCCTTGGCTGATATTCGACGGCAGGACCATCTCGCCCGCGTGTAGATTGGCGGGCACCACACCACCGTGCTGAAAGCCCAACCGGCTCTTGGTCCAATTCCAAATCCCCATCTTGCCGATTTCGCCAAAACCGGGGACATCGGTGCGATCCGGCTCCAGATGCGGCGTGTAGCCTTCGCGCCCGACACCGGCCTCCCACATCCCCAGCAGGATGCCGGGGAGCCCGCCCAGCATGGAGAACATGCTGGGCCGTCCACCGACACCGCCGGGTCGCGCCCCGCCTCCTGGGCCGCCGCCAGCGCCCTGCTGGACGCCCTGACGCACCGCGTTTCCGGCGGCGGCACCGGCAGCGGGGGCTGCCCGTTGCAGTGGTCCAAACAGCAGACTAACGAGTTCAGCGCCCAGTCTACCGATAACCGAGATGATCGCACGGCGGAAGGCGATGAGCCCCACCAAGGCGATCGTCCCCCATTTTGCGCCAAACGTGTCTTTGAAGAGCGACCACACCCAGTTGATCGCGTGGGCAATGGCGAGGATCGCATCCCCGATCGCGTGCAGATCGCTGATGAAACTGTCGCGCGTCGCCTGATCGCTAAAGAACTTCGTCAGGCCGTTGAGGATGTCGGCAATGGCCTGTTGCGTCTTGGGATCGATCAGCCACTTGCTAAAGGCGGTCGTCAGGTCTTGGACGGCCTTTGATATGGCGGGGCTGGTGATAAATTCGGCAAACACATAACGCAGTGTGTTGCCCATCACCCAGAAGCTGCGCTCCATCTTCGCGGAGGCGTCGTACATCTGCTGGATCGAGACACCGGTCTCACGGGTAATCGATTTGAGCGCGTCTTCGGTCGCCTTTCGGGTTTCCGCGATGTTCTTGCGGAAGAGATAGCCCTGGCGGGCAATCTCAAAGCCTTGCTCACCAAGCGCCGCCGTTAGCTGCTTGGTGGTCTCGATCATCCGGGTGGATTGTTCGTTACCGCCCGACGCCTCGTAGGCCCTACCAAACTTCTCGATCGCCAGTCGCAGCACATCCGCGCCGTTGGCGACATCCTTGCCATCGGTGACAAAGGCATGGATCGCCGCGCGGTTGGCCGGATCGCGCAGGCGGGCAAACATGTTGTTGAGGAGAGGCGCGGCCTCTTCCGCCGAATGCCCCATCCCCACCATCGTCGCCCGCCATTCCTCCATCTCCTTGGCGGAGACATTGGCGGTCTTTGACGCGTAGGAGAGCGCCGACATGCCGCTGGTGGTGCGGCGGACCAGTTCCTCGACACCGACAATCGCGCCGAGGACCGAAAGACGGAAGGCGTTTAATTGGCTGACGCTGTTACTGATCCCGTCACGGAACTTCTTGGCCGCCGCCTCGTCAAATTCGTAGCGCAGCCGGATGACAAAGGATTGCAGGACAGTGTCAGCCACGATTTCCCTCCGACAGCGCCTCGTTCATCCGCGCTTCGTTTTCCGCTTGGCAATCCAGCGCTTCGTTCATCCGAGAGACATCGAAGAGCCCCAGCGTCCCGTCGATCAAGCTCTCGTACTTACACAGCCCCGAGAGAACCGGACGCATGATCCAGTCCTCCTCGTCGTTCATTGCGACGAAGGTAACACTGTTGATGGGGCCGTTGCGGTGTCCAAACCGTTGGGCTGGGGTACGGGAAAAAAACTGCCGAGATTATCCTGTATCACCGTAAAGGCCAGTTGGATCATGGTGGTCATGTCCATGTCGTCAAACATCAACTGGCCCTGCGGTGTGGTGATCGGCACCCATGTCCGCCCGTTAAACATGGACACCGCGCTGAGACACGTCTTCAAGCACCATTCGCTATCCTCAGTGGACATGTCCGCGACGGCCTGCGCGATCGGTCCCAGCGAATGCCAGAACTCCTTCTGCGCGATCTGATCCTCCATATTGGAGAAGGTCTCGCCCAGCCCGCTGAAGAGAGGCATGAGCTTACGGACCAAGTGGAACTGCTTGAATGCGTCAAGCTTACCAGACCGGTACTTGACACCGTTAAGCTCAACCTCCTGCATTGTCCTCTCCTCTTACACCACGCCCGCCGGGACCGCGATGCCCGAGCCGAGGATGAAATCGGTAATACCGGCATGGAAAGTCCACACCATTTCACCGCCCTCTTTGCTGTAGGTGACATCCGCGAACTTGGCAAAGGCACATTGCTGACACACCACCACGTCGTTTAGTTGCAGATCGCGCACCGAGATGGTGTTAAAGCCGTAGACATTGCTGCCCGAGGTATCGAGCGCGTACATCTGGCTGAGCAACTGGTTGGTGGGGGAGGTCTTTAAGAGCCGCACGGTAACGGTCGAGCCCTTGCCCGCGTGCAGGCTATGCATGACCGCGCCATCCGCGCCGATCGTCATCGTGCTCTTATCTTCCACCATGACGATCGAGATACCGCCGTCACTGGCCGCCGAACCCGCCCCAAGACTGACGGTGCCAGACGGACCAGTGATCGACGCCATAATGTCTTGGAACGAGTACGTCGCCATATGTTACCTCCTAACGCCTTGAAGTCATTAGCGATTGACGTTGATGATGACATTCGCGAAGTGGACGGCACCAGCGAGTTTCACCGCGATCTGGATCAATGGTGCGATGCGCGCTTCGCGATCGGCTTGGTCTTGTGTGTCCACCGAATTGGCAAACGTGTACCAGCCGTTGGCGAGATAGTTGCCGTATTGCAGCGTGCCAAAGCCCGGTGCGTTCCAGACGCCGGGGGCGATGAGACCATTGATCACGCCCTGGCTGAGACCGCCATCCGCCGTGTTGACCAGCATGTGGACGCCGGGGTTGGTCTGCGGCACTTTTGGTGACTGATAGAGCAAGTTCCACATGTCGTTCTGGATGCGGTTGGCCAGCCAGTCGAGCCCGTGGATTTCGTCCCAGTAGGCCCGCCCCGACATCACGCCTTCCTGCACGATCGATGTCTGATTGTTGTACTGGACATAGACGTTGCAGCGCTTTTGCGCGAGCGTTGACGCCTGCGCCCCGGTCAACAATTCCGGAATGACACCGGGCTGAACTTTGAATTTGGCGGTGATCGTGGTGTTCGAGCCCTCAAAATTCACCGTCAGGACGCGGCCAAAAAACGACGCAATCGCATAGGCGTTGGTGATCGAATATTGCAACACCGTCCGCATATAGTCGGCCAGCATCGCTTGGCTGGCCAAATCGGTGGTGTTGGTCGGATCGAGCGTGATCGCTTCCGCTGTCGTCGCGCCATAGACGTGCTTGTCGCTGGCGGCCTCGATATAGGCCGAATTCGCCAGATGCTGCGCATCGGTCAAGGCGATCGAGGCGGCAAACATCGCCGCGTACCAGCCCCGCCCATCGACGCGCGCGAGCGCCGCGACCGGGGTCTCGGCGGCGAGCCCGGTGGCGCTGCGCTCCGCCAGCGCCGCCGTCATGTAAAGCTGGGCCGAGATATCGGTGCCGGTCTGCGGCGCGGTGGCAAAACCGACGCTCGATGTCGCCCCGGCGGTGCCGCTGGTCATGATAAATTGCTGACCGTTCCAGACAAACGTCGCCCCCGGCACCAGCGCGACCAGCGCCGTCTGGATCGTGCTCGCGACCATATTGAGATTGGTCGCCAGCGAGAAATTGAGCCCCGCCAGATGGATTACCGGTGCGCCATCCATCGAGACCGAAAAACCGCCCGTGGTGATGCTGGTCCATTTGGAAATAAGCTGATCGGTCGGCGCGAGCGGCCCGCCGGTCAGCCTGCCCTTGGTCGGCACGCGCGCCCACGTCCCGACAAAGAGGATCGACGGCTTGGGCACTTGGGCAAAAAAGAGACTGGCCGCGAGATATTCCGGTGCGGTGGTGCCAAAATCGCCCACCACATCCTCGATCGTATTGTATTCGCGGATGCCTTCACCGGCATCGACCACGCCCGTGTCGCCCATGATGAGGAGCGTGTCAAAGCGCTGCTGCGCAGCGGCCTGCGGCGTGAAGTTCACCTGGACATTGACAACGCGGGAAACAGACAAGCCCTGCATGGCGCGGCCTCCTCAGATAAGCGGATCGATGAGATTGAAGGCGGTGACGGTGATCGCCGACAGGGTCGCCGCGCCGCCGTCACAGCGGTAAGCCCCGCCAAGCCAGTAATTGTGCCCCGCGACCAGATTGGTGAGGAGCGCGGAGACCGAGAACGGGCGGCTATCCCCGGCCTTGGTCGCGGCAATGGTGATTTCCGTGCCCACCAGCGTGCCATCGGTATCGGTCACCAGCGTCCCTTGCGCAGGCGGCGGGCCGTCGCCCCAGACCAACTGGAAATAGCTGTTCTGGGCGTTGGTGGTGTTGCCCAGCGAGCCTTCCGCCGTGACATAACCGCGTGTCGCGTTGGTCGGCACGGTGAGGACGACATTGAGCCCAGCCGTGACGTATTGCTGCGACGCCGTATTGGGCGGGCTCCCCGACACCTGTTGCGCCGCCGCCTGCTGCTGGCCCTTCAGCCGCTGGTTATCCGCGATAAGGCTCGACATCTGCGTTTGCAGCGACGCGACCGCGTCCTGCAAATCGGAAATTTCGACGCGTGCGGTCTCAAACTGGTTGCGCACGTTTTGCGTATAGGCGTTGCCCTCGCGCGGATAGGAGCTGTCGATTTGTGAGGCCATTATTTCATATCCCAGACGGTCAGCCCGTCATCCCAGATCGTTTCGCCCGTGCGCCCGTGCCCGACATCCCAGATCGTCCGCTCGGCAAGGCGTGCGGTATCGGTGTCGTAGGGGACGGTGACGGTGCGCTGGCCAAAATCGTTGCCGGTGATCGTCCCCTTGGCGCGCAACAGATTGCGCACGTTGTATTGGCGGCGAACTTGGCGATTGAGAATGATTTCCAGATGGTAGGCGTCGCGCCATTGCTGGCGGAAGGGTTCGGGGACGTGGTCGATCCGCTCGGCCTCGACCAAGCCCACCGAGTTCTCCCGCCATAGCCTGCGGTTCTGATCGACAAAGAGCCCGTCCCGGAGGATCGCGATATTGTCCCCGGCGTGCGGGCCATAGCAGGAGACGCGGTAAAACACCTGTTCCGTCCGTCCCATGATGTCGAGACCGGGATCGGGTGTCGCGTAATGGTGCATATAGGGGCTGAATTGCGCCACGCTGCGGGTAATCCCGCAGGCCGCCCAGTCGATCGAGACATCGGGCGTCGGTGTCGGATTTTGCTGCCAGCGGGGACGAACCAGTTCCCCCGGCAAACCGATGATCCCGGCGACGCATTCCTGTAGGAAATTCTCCCAGGAAAGCTGGTCGAGGCTCTCGGTGGGCGCGGGACCGAGAAAACCGGGCTCAGTACTATCGGCGGCCCATGTCATCAGTGGACCGTATTGTTCAAGGGATTAACTTGCGGATCGGCGGGATTATCGCCGCCCTGCGCGGGCGGCGGCGGATCGACCGCGTTGATCGAGACCGCGATCACATGGACAAAGCCCCGGCCATATCCGGCGTAATCGTCTAAAGCTCTGACCACATAAACCGATCCGTGCCAGTAAATGTGATCGGGATGCGTCACGACATTGCCTAATTCGTCGGTCGATGTCCCCTGGAAGCGAAATGGCGAATAGACTTCGATCGCCTTATTAAAATATTCCTCTTCGGGCAGACGCTGTAGATCATTGGGACCGGCGGCGGTGACCACAGCCCGCGTGGACATCGATGTCTCGGTGACGCTGTTGCGGCCATGCTGATCGACCGCGATGACGCGGCGGACGACGGTGACGTTGTCCCAAAAACTCGGATCAAACGCATCATTAACGTCGTGAAACGGCATGGCGTCACCGCTTGATCACATAGGTAATCGAATTGAGCATCTGCGCGGTATCGACCAGCGGTGTCACATCGACCGATGTCTGCGCCTGCCGCGACGGTGTCCGCGCCCTGCGGCGGTCGATCGTGCGTTGCGAGAGTTCCGGTTGCAGACCATCGACAATCCGCCGCTTGGTCGAGGAGACCGCCGTCATCCCCGCCGCGTGCAGCCCCCGCTCCATCACGCTTTGACTGTCATTGGTGAGCGACAAGGCCGCCTCGGCGGCCTGCCGCATATAGCTGAGCCAGCGGTCGCGGCTCTCTTCGACGCCCGGTCCCAGCCACGGGCGCGCGGGGATATTGGCGCTCGGAGCCCCGTGCTCATGAATATAGCCGAGGGTCGCATTGGAGCGGATACCGCCTGCCCCGTCGTCCCGCCGCTGTTCCTTGCTATCGCTCCCCGCGATCCCGCCATCCTGACTGTAATGCGGCTGATCGCCATCACTGGGGATGCCGATCAGCACCTCGACGCGGCTCAGCATCTCGACCGTGCGGGCTAGTTCGTCCGTCCGGTCGCGCTCGACCCGGAGCGTATCGTTGGGCGGGATGCGCTGCGTCTGGGCCATTGGTTAGTGCATCGTCGGCTTCATAAACCAGCCCGCATCCGGGCGCTGCCCCGCCGCCGGATCGCGCAGCGGACGCGTCGCGCGCTGCGCTTCTTCGACCGCGTTGATCGCCGGATCGGCGTTCAACAGATCGACCAACTGCTTCACCACATCGTCATGCATCGCGGCCAGCCGCTCATTGGCGCTCTCGGGCGGTTTGGGAGCCCCGCGCCCCTGTGGCGGTGTCGGATGCGCCTCTTTCTCCTTTTTGTCCTCCGCGCGGTGATGCTCGGCCATCGCCGCGTGGTAATCGATATTGCGCGCCAGCCGCGCCCGCATCGCTGGTGACATCATGGGGCTACCTCCGATACTAAGGGCCGTAGGGACCGACATAGGGACCGGTATAGGGACCAAAATAATAGGCGTTGCCCGCGCGCAACGGCGGTCCCAGGAGATGGATCGGGGCGGCCCCGGCCAGTCTCAGGTAATAGATGAATTGCGAGCCCCATGGTGTCAGTCCCCACCATCCGGCATCGGCTTCGATGCCGAGGGTATTATCGTAACTGACCGACACACCGCCCACCGATCGGCTCGACGCGATACCGGAGCCAACCAACGATGCATGACCGTAGCGACTGCTTCCCGGTCCACCGGGCGGGCCTGCGCGTTGCACCATCATGTCAGCAACCGCAAGATTGTGCGCTACCCATAAATTTAGACCCAGATCAAAAAATTGCCCCCAGCGGTAAGGATTGAGTGCGTAAGAGAGATTGGGCGGCGAACAGGCTTGGTTGATCCACCATTGTACTTCACTATCGGGGAAGCGCACGGTGTCGCCAAAGGCGGGCATATTGCTGCGGAACTGCCCTACCGTCAGATAGATATCGCTGACCGGCACACTGGAACAAAGAAGCGTGCTGGTGTCGTGGAGGATCGTCGCATCCGACAATGTCACATCGGCGCGGATATCGTAGACGACGCCATCGATCATCTGGCCGAGGAGCGCCGATGTCTTGTCGGTGGAAAAAGTCGGCGGGGCGAGGAGACGGCTCTGCGGTGTCGGATCGGCCACGGGCGACGACGCATCGACCGTGATGAACCAGTTCGCTGCCGTGATGCTGCGCCCTCCCGGCCCGATCTGCTGGGTGAAGTCAAAGACAAAGATGTCCGATGCCGGGGCGGGGAGGATCGGGGTAAACGGCTCTGCCATCGGAGAACCCTTTTCTCGAAAAACGCGGATCGATCACCGTCCGCCTGTGTTCCCTAGGATGGTGCCATGGACACTGGCGGCGGTGACAAAGCCGCGCCCCCCTCTCGGCAGAAGCCCGTCGCCAGTGTCGCCCATCAGCCGTGCGTGATCGTCCCGCTGGTGATGGTGACGGTCTGCCCGTTGGTGATCGATGTCGAATTCAAGTTAATGTCGCTGCCGGTGGTCCCCACCGTCAAACCGGTGACTTGCGCCGTGCCGCCGCCATCGACAATCTGCGCCAGCGCCGCCGTGCCGGTGGCCGAGGCGGTGCCCGATTTGGGGACACCGGCCATCGTCATGACATTGCCCGCCACGGTAAAACTGGGCTTTGAGAGCGTGATCGAGACCAAGAGACCGGAAGGAAAGCCCGCCGCCGTGCCGATCTGCAATGTCGCCGCCGAGGCGTTATTGTCGATCCCGTTTAAGCTCTGCGTCATCCGGTTGGTCTTGATCCCGGCGGCATAGGTGACGGTCATGATGTCGGCTCCTCTTCAGCCTGGGGGGGAAGCGGGAGGCGATCGGGCTCCTCCCGCACATCCATGGTTCCGGTGATTGGCGGCAGCGCTGCGCCGTCGCCCGCGTCCTCGCGCTTGTCGCTCATCGCTTGTTCCGTGCCCAGAAGGCCCGGTTGCGGATATTCTGGTTTTTGAGGCTGTCGCCGACCTGGATACCGCTATAGGGGATCAGCGGGCCGGTCTTTGCCCCCGGATTGCCGGGGGAACTGAGATTATTCATCGGCGGCGTCGCGCTCTTGATGTCCTTCTTCGAAACCGCCTCATCGAGCATGCTGGTGGAACCGCCCATCCCGGTCGAGGACGCGCCCATCCCGGTCGAGGAGGACGACATCCCGGCAGTGGGCGCGGAGCCGCCGCCGGTCATCAAATCTTGGTCCTTGGTCATCTCGGCTTCGGCGGGCTCGATCCCGCCCGGTTCGCAGACCGTCCCCAGCAGATCAGGCTGGCGCTCGGGTGTCGGATAATCCTCGGCGTCGCCGGTCGAGGCGGCGACCGCCGCCTGGGAGTTGCTCGTAACCTTGGGAGCGGCATAATTATCCTTCTGGTGGACGCCCTCGATCGTCCCCTTATTCGCACTCGCATAAAAGACGCGCTCTCCCCGCTCGGGGCCGTATTGCTGCTTCATATTGGCGAGGATTTCCTCGCCTTTCGCAGTCAAAGGCATGACGCCCTCCGGTAAACCGCCTCCGGTGGCTCTGGATGAGCGAAAGGCTTCCGCCGCCTACCGGAAGGCAGCAGAGCCTTTAAGCCATCAGCGGCCCGCGAGACGCGGGCGCTGGTACGGTTAGTCGGGACGGTGTTCCGTCTGACCGGGACGCTGCACCGTGGGCCGCACCGTGGTCGGCGTGATCGCAGGCGCGTTGACCGGCGGCTCGATCTTCGACTGCATCCCGCCCGCCGCGACATATTGCGGGCCGGGGGCGGTGAGG